GGGCGGGTTCCAGCGGGCGAAAGCGACCGGGCAGACTCCCACCCTGGAGGACCTCGACCGCTCGGTGATGACGGATCCACGGATAGCCGGAAATCCGGACGCCATCGCTCACGCACGGTCCGAGGCGCAGCGGCAGTTTTCACAGTACGCGGCGGCCACCAAGCAGCGGGCGGACGAGGGCTATGCCGCGGCGCTCGGGGCACTGGCGCAGAACGGATGGAATTTCGCAGCGCTACCGGCGTCGGTGCGGGAAGGTATCCCGGCTGACCGTTTAGACGACGCGAAGGTCTACGCCGAGAAAATGGGGGCCGTGCCAACTGATATGGCTCTCTACGGGGGGCTTACGGCACACCCTGAGATGCTGGCGAACATGACGGATGCGGAGTTCGCGGGGCTTGCGTCCAGGGTCTCCAAGAGCGACCTCAACCACCTGGCGGCGGTACGCGCCAAGGCTATCAACCCGACCGCCCAGGCGTCGAGCGGCCCCGACGATCTCAACTCTGTGGCGCTCAAGAGTGCGCTGGATGAACGGCTGCGGATGCTGGCGATGGACCCATCCCCGAAAGACACGACACCGGAAGCGCAGCGCGTGGGGGCGATCCGGCACGAGATTGACCGCCTGGCCCTGATCAAGCAGCGCGAGACCGGCAAGAAGATGACCGATGCCGAAGCGCGGGCGCATGTCGATGAGTTCTTCGCGGCGACCGCAACCGGGGTCACCGGGCGCGGCGGGTTCCTGTGGCTGGATCAGGTTTCCGGGCCAGTGCCCAAGGCCACGATGACCGCCGATCAGATCCCTGCCGATCACGTAAAGGCCATCCGGGCCGCCTATGCCAAGCGGGGCGTGACCAAGCCGACCGACGGGCAGATGCTCGAATGGTATTTTCGGGCGAACGCCCGATGAGCGGGGTCCCCGACTATGGCGCGCTGATGGACGCTGAGGCCGCGGCGGCTCCAGGAGCCTCCGCCGATCCTGCGGCAGCCTCGCCGGCAGCCACGGCGGCCCCCGTCATCAATGAAGCCTTGCCGGCGGCCACGGCACCGACCGGTGTTCCGGACTACGGCGCCATGATGGACCAAGAGGCGGCAGGAGCGGCGCGCCTGGGCTACCAGGTGGCACAGGGCACCGACCCCGATCAGTACGCCCGGGCCCAGCAACTGGCCCGCGAGCTGGGCATCCCGACACAGACCGCCCTGGCCGACGCTGAAGCGCTCCAGCGCAAGCGGGCGGCGGGTGAAATCGACTTCGACAAGATCGCCCGCGAGAACCCGCAGACGGCGGGGCTACTGGCCGATCCTGAACGCGCGAAGATCGCGCATGACGATGTTCCTGGGCTCCAATCCGCCGAGACGACGGCCAAGGGCTGGGGCCAGAGCTTCGCCGATGCGCCGGCGGAACTGATCAAAGGGCTTGGTGGATCCTTCAACCGCTCGGCTGGTTCGGTGAACCTCCTGCTCGGGGCGGCCCCGGTGGTCTACGACAAAGCTGCGTCGCTACTGACGGGCCGAGTCCACACGGAAGCCTCTGATGCTTGGTTCGGCCACATGGTGGCTCCAGTCGTCGAGCGACAAGCGCAGTTCGAGCCGGACGCCAACGCGGTCTTCCCGGAAAAGCTCGCCAGCACGCTGGGGTCCCTGGCCGGCACCCTCTCGCAAATCACCCTGAGCGGCACCACGGCCGCCCCCGTTGCCCCCGCGGCGCTGGGCCTGCCTGCCATGCAAGAAGTTGTCGGCGGCGCCGTTGCGCACGGCACCAAGGCCATGCTGTTCCCGGCGGCATCTGACGCGGCAGACACCGCGCGGCAGGTCTACGCCGAGACCGGGGGCGATGCCGGCGCGGCGATCCGGGCGGCCGAAGCCAAGTACGCGACGACCTCAGCCATGGGCGTCTTGCCCATGTCCGCCCCCGGCGGGGCTTTCGCGCGCATCGGGTCCGGCGCGGTCTCGGGTGTTGCGGGCGGCGAGGCCGGGCGGGTGGTCAATAATCTGGCGCTGCCCGACCAGATGCAGACCCCGCTGTCGGCTGAGGACCTGGCCTTGCAGGCGGTCACCGGGTCGGTGCTGGCCATCGGCGGACCGCGGGGCGCCAATGCGGCGCGGTTGCACGCGGCCAGGGTGGAGTCGGCGAAGAGGGCCAGCCAGGGGGCGGCGCTGCTGGCCCAGTTGAACAAGCTGGCCGAGGCGAGCAAGGTCCGGGCGCGCGATCCCGCGCAGGCACAGGCGTTCTTCCAGTCCATCCTCAACGAGGGACGCGACGCGGTATGGATCAGCCCCAAGGCATTGGCCGAGTCGGGCCTGTCCGAGCGGATCATTGCGGAGATCCCTGGGGTCGCTGAACAGGTACAGACGGCGGTCGAGACCCAGCACGATATTCGGCTGCCGATCGCTGACCTCATGGCGCGCATGGCCGGGCCGGAGCTCGAGCAAGGCATCATCCCGCACGTCTCCACCGAGCCCGGCGGGTTCACCGCCAAGACGGCCGAAGCGTACTACCAGACCGGGGCGGCGGCGGAACTGCAAGCAGAGGTTGCCCGCGTGCTCGGCGACGATGCCGCGGCGCGGCCCTTCAAGGCGAGTGCCGAGCGGGTGAAGGCGGCGATCCTGGCAGACCTGGCCGAAGCCGGCCGGCACCCTGGGGCGCACGATGTCTACGCCACCTTGGTGTCGCAGTTCTACGCGGTCCAGGCGGCCCGGTTGGGGATGACGCCCGAGGCGCTCTACAAGGATTATCCGATCCGGGTTACTGCGCGCAGTGGGTCCGGAGAGGCGTTTGGGCAGGTGCTACCGGAAGCGATGCCATCAGGCATGGAGGCGGGAGACGGCGCGAAAGCGGCGGCGATGTACCGGGGAGAAGACCAGACGCGCGCCGTGTTGCTGGGGCAGGTTGAAGGGCAGTTGCTTGGCGAGCATCCCGCCACGAGTGATGCCGCGAAAGTATTGCGCGACGCCACTCTCTACGTCCGAAACGATGGTGGGCATACCGAAAGCGTAGATCAATCCGCGGCGAACCTCAAGGATGCCGGCGAGACACTGAGCCAGGACGCCACCGCGCCCCGCGGCAGTTTCTCCCCCGACACCCTGACCATTACCCTGCACCAGGGCGCAGACCTCTCGACCTTCCTGCACGAGACCGGACACGCCTTCCTCGAACTGCAAACCCAACTCGCCACCCGGGTCGCCCACGAGGCGGACGGCTTTGGCGGTGCGTTGTCGGCAGGCGAGCGCGAACTGATCGCCGATACCCATGCGCTGTTGAAGTGGTTCGGGGTGCGGGACATGGACACTTGGCACGCGATGCCCTTCGAGGAGCGGCGCAGCCATCATGAGCAGTTCGCCCGCGGCTTCGAAGTGTACCTGCACGAGGGCAAGGCCCCGTCGCTGGAGTTAGCCGGGGTGTTCCAGCGCTTCCGCGCCTACCTCCTGGGCGTCTACCGCAACCTGCTGGATACCAACCTCGATGCCAACGGGAAGCGGCAGGGGCTGGGGGTCGGGCTGGACGTGAAGCTCAACGACGAGGTTCGCGGCGTGATGGATCGGATGATCGCCAGTGGGGACCAGATTCAGGCGGCCGAGCAGGGCCGCGCGCTCATGCCGCTGTTCGCGCGGGCGGATCAGGCCGGAATGACGGTGGAGGAGTTCCGCGACTACCAGGCCCTGGGGATCGACGCCACCAACACCGCGATCGAGGACCTGCAGGCGCGCGGCGTGCGGGACCTTCAGTGGATCGATCGAGCGCGCGGGCGGATGGTGCGCCAGTTGCAGCGTGAAGCCGCCGGGCTGCGGGCACAGGCCCAGATGGATGCGCGGCGCGAACTGCTGACCCAGCCGGTCTATCAGGCGTGGCAGTTCCTGACTAACCGCATCGGCGCGGATGACATGCTCCCCGCGGCCGTTGCGCGGGCCGACTACCTGGACGCGCGCAAGGCATGGAACCAGGACCTCGCCACCTGGGAGGCCCAGGCCCTGGCCGAAGCCAAGCAATCCGCGTGGGAATCGTCGGCCGAGGGTCAAACGCGGTACCGGCGCAAAGCCACCCTGGAGCGGGCACAGCGCAGGGTCGCAAAGCGTGAGGCTGCCGCCATCGCGGCCGATCTGGATGCGCGGCGGGCCGCGTGGAAGGCGGCGCACCCTGCCCCGGTGGAGTCCGGGCAGGCACCCAAGGCCAACACCAACGCCCTGGACCCGGAGCGCGACAGTCTGTTCCAGGCGATCGCCAAGCTGGGCGGGCTCAACAAGGACGAGGTGATTTCCACCTGGGGCACGGACCCTGCCGACAAGCCCACGGGCGGCGTGTTCGGCAAGCCGGTATGGCGGCGCGCGGGCGGGCGCTCTATTGACGGTATGGCTCAGGCGCTGGGCGAGCACGGTTACCTGACCCTCGACGCGCATGGCAAGCCGGACCTGGCCGAGTTCGAGCGGCTGTTTGATGCCGAGCTGCGCGGCAGTCCTCAGTATTCCACCCGCTTCGACCCCGATTTGGCCGTCGATGGGGGCGGCCCGGATTACGTCGTCAACCCCCAGGCGCTGGGCGCGGGGCGCATCAATCGCGCGGCCCTGTCCGACCTCCTGACCGACAGCGCCAGCGACCCGGCGGATAGCGCACGCATCGTCGCGGCGCTCGACGCGGCCAAGATGATCACCAACAAGGGCGGGCTGCATCCTGACGTGGTGGCAGACCTCGTGCCCGGACTCCACTCCGGTGAGGAGCTGGTGCGCGCCCTGGCCGATGCGACCCCGCTCCAGGAGGCCCTGACCGCGCGGACCGATGCCTTGATGCTGGAGCGACACGGCGACCTCGCCACCCCGCAGGCACTGGCCGAAGCGGCGGACCGCGCCATCTTCAATGACGTGCGCGCCCGGCTGGTCACCGTCGAAGCGAACGCCCTGGCCAAGGCCACCGGCCGGCCGCAGATTCTGACTCGAGCGGCCCAGGAGTTCGCTGGCGCGATGGTGGCCCGGCTGCGGGTGCGCGACATTCGCCCGGACCTCTACGCGGCCGGCGCGGCGCGGGCCGGCAAGGCAGCGGCCAAGGCCAGCCAAGGGGGCGACCTCGCGACCGCCGCGGCCGAGAAGCGTAATCAGGTGATCTTGATCCATGCCACCAAGGCTGCGTATGCGGCGAAGGCCGAAGCCGAAGGGGTGCGGCGCAAGCTCGCGAAGTTCGCCCGTGCGGCTGATGACCGGCTGAAGGGGACCTATGACCTCGACCTCGTGAACGCCGTGCGGGCCATCGTCGGGCAGTACGGCATCGCCCCAGGGAAGGCCGAGAGCGCGAGCGCCTACGTGGCCCGTCTCAAGGACTATGACCCCGACACCCACGCGAGCATCATCGAACAGGTTCAGGCGGCCGAGGCCAACGCCAAGCCGTTCAGGGATCTGACCGTTGATGACGTGCGGGCGCTCAAGGACGTGACCGACGACCTGTTGCACCTGGCCAAGCAGTCGCACCGGATCGAAGTCGACGGCGCCCTGATGTCGCGCAAGGCCATCGAAGCGAAGCTCCTGGAGCGGCTAACGGCCAAGGGGATCCCCGAGCACATGCCGGGCGAGACCTCCGCCGTCACCCCGGCTGAAACGCGGCTGGCACGGTTCCAGGAGGCGAAGGCGTTCCTCTCCCTGGTGGAGTTCTGGGCCATGCGCATGGACGGCACCATGCAGGACATCGGCCCCTTCCGTCGCTACATCTTCAACCTGGTGAAGGGACGCGCCGATGCCTACCGGGCGGATCAAGCGCGCGTTATGGCCGATCTGAAAGGACTGCTGGACGGCATCGCCCCCACCCTGAAGCCGCTGCTGGTGCACTCGCCTGAACTCAACTACACCTTCGGCAAGGACAAGAGCGGGGCGGGCATGAATGAAATCGTTCATGCGCTCCTGCACACCGGCAACGCCTCGAACAAGCGCAAGTTGCTGCTGGGTCGCGGCTGGGCTGAGCAACGCGCAGACGGCACGCTGGATACCGCGCGCTGGGATGCCTTCATCGCGCGGATGATCGCCGAGGGCAAGATCACGCAGGCACATTACGACTTCGCCCAGGGGGTTTGGGACCTCAACGAAGGCATGAAGCCGTTGGCCCAGAAAGCGCACCGCGATGTCTTCGGTCGGTACTTCGACGAGATCACGGCGGAGCCGGTACCGACCCCGTTCGGTGAGTACCGCGGCGGGTATGTCCCGGCGCAAGTGGATACCCGCATCGTCAAAGACCTCGCGCTTAAAAAGCTGGTGGAAGAGGAAAACGCCAACCTCGCCTTTGCCATGCCATCAACGCCTCGCGGGTTCACCAAGGGGCGCGTCGAGTACAACCGGCCGCTGCTCTTGGACCTTCGCTCGCTGTCACAGCACATCAACCAGGTCCTGCTGTTCTCGCATCTGGAAGTCCCGATCCGCGGCGTGAATCGCCTGCTCAAGGGCATCGGTGAGCCGCTGAACCGGGTGGACCCGGCCGCTATCAACGGCCTCTTAACCCCGTGGCTGGCTGTGACAGCGCGTCAGCAAGTGGTGACCCCGGTCAGCGCGGACGCGGGTATCTCGCGCATCGCCACCATGCTGCGTCAGCGTGCGGGCGCGGCAGCCATGACGGGCAACCTGCTGAACGGCTTCCAGCAACTCTTGACCGGCTTCCCGATGGCGGCGCGGCGCGTCGGCTGGGGGAACTTGCTACGGTCGACCGGGCACTACATGCGCAACCCGGCCGAGATGGTGCGCGCGGTCAGTTCAGCATCGTCCTACATGGATGGTCGCTTGAATGACCTTGTGCATTCCATGAGTGACGACATTCACGAGATTCTCATCAACCCAGGAAGGCTGGAGCGCGCCCAAGACTGGACCATGCGGCACTCGTACTTTTTCCAGCGTGGGGTCGATCTGGTGATGACCCCAATCACCTGGACTGCGGCCTATAACAAGGCGATGGGGGAAGGGAAAAGCACGGCGGACGCGACCGCGCTGGCAGACTCAACGGTGCGCACCAGTCAGGGCAGCTTCTTGCCAGAGGACGTGGCTCGGGTGGCGACCGGCAACGCCTGGTGGCGTGCGGCAACGCAGTTCTCCGACTACTTCACCATGTGGCGCGAGAGCATCGAGACCGAGCTTGTCACCGCGGATCGCAGCGGCGGGAAGGTCGCGAACGCGGGGCGAAAAGCGGAAGTCCTACTGATGGCGTTCCTGATCCCCGCGGTGGTCGGTGAGTTGGTGGCCCAAGGCTTTCGGGGCGGCCCCGCGGACGAGGACCGCGACGGGGAACTCTGGGACGACTGGCTCAAGCAGGTGTTCGTCTACGGTCCCATGAAGAACGCCTCGGCGATGATCCCGATCCTTGGGCCGAGCCTGGTAGCCGGAGCCAATGCCTTTAACGACCTGCCCTACGATGATCGCATGGCTACCAGCCCGACCGTAGGCATGATCGAGTCATCCGCAAAAGGGATGGTTGCGTTGCCCAAGCTCTTGACCCCAGAAGAGTTGACCCTGCGCAACGTGCGCGACATGGGCACGCTGGTATCCATGGCGCTGGGGCTTCCTGGCACCATCATCTCGCGACCACTCGGATACCTGGTGGGTGTTGAGAATGACCAGATCAGGCCGACCAGTGGCGCGGATGCTGTGCGTGGGGTGCTCACTGGCGTTGCCAGCCCGGACAGCAAAGTGCGCTAAACACGGAAACGCTCTAAATGACTATCCCTATCACGACTCGTAAAGCCGGCCCCTATTTCTGCGACGGAACCATTACCGAGTTTCCGTTTGCGTTCAAAGTGTTCTCAGAGTCGGAGTTGGTTGTTACCCATTATATTCTTACGACGGGCATTGAGACGCGGCTGTTGCTTTCGTCAGACTATACCGTGTCGCTCAATAGTGACCAGGAGACGAGCCCCGGAGGAACCATAACGACGATCGGCGCGCCATACCCTGACGGTGCGCTCGTGACCATTACTAGCGATATTCCAGCAACGCAAAATCTTGAGCTAACGTCGGGCGGCGGTTTTTACCCTGGGGTCATCAATAACGCATTAGACCGGATCACGATCATCATCCAGCAGGCGCTGGAAAAACTCTCGCGCGCGGTCATTGTTCCGGTCTCCAGCGCAATCTCACCCGATGCGCTCATCGCGCGCCTGGAAGCCATTGCAGCGGCGATGGCAGAATATCCTGCCGGAGTAACGCCCCCTGACATTACCTCGCAGGCCTATACCGCATTTACGACCGGGGGTGTTGCGGGTACCTTGACCCTGACGCCAACCGTCGCGCTGTCGAGCTATACCGCGGGGATTCGCTACCGCGTAAAGTTCAGCGCGGCTTCAACGGGCGCCGATACGCTCAATATCTCCGGGCTGGGCGCCAGGTCAATCAAGCAATACGACGCTGCGGGGGCAAAGGTCGCCGCCGTATTTGCATTAGGGACGCTGGCGGATGTTGAATATGACGGCACGCACATGGTGCTGATCGATCAGCTACCACCAGCAACCATGGCCTTGTCCCATGCGCTGATCTGTCAAACCGTGATTTCTGGTCCAGTCAATGCGCAAGGAGCGGCGAACCTGGGCGGAGCGATCGGAGCCACGTGGGTTTCTTCGAGTAATGTTTCGGCGTCCGATCCACTCGTCGTCACGGCGGCAAATGGCAAGTCTGCCGGCAATTTTCTGCCAAGCAATGTGATTGGCTGGTCGACGGAGCCGCTGCTCTGGACCGGGCTCTCGACCAACGGGACAATGTATTTATACGTGAATGTCTCTGAGTCTGGGGTCCTCACTGCTGGAGCGACCGTGTTTGCCCCGCTCTATCAAATGGGCGGCACGGCAAGGATTACCAACGGCGCTTACACTTATCTTATTCACCATGGGGAAATGCGGATCGGCACTGGCGCGGCGTCGGTCCCCGTCACGCGGGTTTTCGTCGGCGAAGTCACGGTAACCGGCGGTCAGGTGTCCGCCATCGTTTGGTATGCGTACAATGGATTCTATATGGGCGCGTGGACCGATATCCTTCCGGTCGCCAACACGCTCACCACCGTGACGCACGCACTGGGGGTCATCCCGCTGAAATGGGCTCTTGAGGCGAAATGTCTAACGGCTGAATCAATTTATGCCGTTGACGACGTGATTCAAGGACTGTATGGGAAAAACACCTCAAATACCCTAACCAGCCCAGTGAGTATGATCTTTACTCGCAAGACTGCGCGATTCAACTCTCCGGCGTCGACCTCCGCTACATGGATGGAACAGGAGGGTGTATTCCTAACCCGCACAAGATGGTCGTATCGCGTCACTGCAAGTCGGGGTTGGTAATATCGCGTAGTAGCGAAATGACGAAAAACAAGGTGAATGACGAATGACAGCAAGACGAATCAATAGCGACGGCCGACAGCTCATCCAGTCTTTCGAGTCCCTGCGCCTGACGGCCTACCACGGCGCGGCCGATCGCCCAGGGCTCTATACCATCGGCTGGGGCCACACTGGCACGGTCGAGGGGCGTGCTGTCGCGCTCGGCATGAAGATCACCGAAGATCAGGCGAACGCCCTGCTCGATGCCGACCTGAAGGGATTCGAGGAAGCGGTAGAGCGGCTTGCTCCTGGAGCAACGGATAGCGAATTTGCAGCGATGGTGAGCCTCTGCTTCAACATCGGATCGGGGGGGTTCCAGAAAAGCAGCGTGCGCCGGCTGCACCTGGCAGGCGATCTGACGGGCGCGGCAAACGCGTTCCGGTTGTGGTGCAAGGCGGGCCGTCCACCAAAGAAAGTCGCTGGCCTGGTGCGTCGGCGTGAGGCGGAGCGTGCCCTTTATCTTTCTGGGAGAGCGAAATGAGCGAAGACAAACCGGTTTACTTGGCTGGCACCATGCGTGACGCCTTCGAAAGTCCGACCGCTGGGGCTGCCATCTTGGCTTATATCATGGCGCGACTGGCTGAGCCGTCGACCTGGCGGGGCATCATGGCCTTGCTCACGTCGGTTGGCCTGGCGATCAGTCCAGAGCAGGCGGTCGCAATCACATCTGTCGGGATTGGCCTGATCGGTCTGATTGGTACCTTTGTGCCCGACAAACCAAAGGGGTAAGAGCCCATAAAGTGGGAATATCCTCACTTTGTGTTTATTGCTTTCAGTGACTTGAGACAGCGCGGTATTCCCAAATACCGCGCATATACTCATGATCTTTATTGATATTGGCCGTGGACTTATAGTCGATGCATCGATGGATTGACGGACGTGGCGGATGGCGCGGACGGCCGCTCAGGTCCCGGCGCTGCCGTGCTGCGCGGCCAGCCAGCGCCAATGGACCGCGAGCCGCTGGTAGGCG